CCTCGGTTTGCAGCCTCCGCTATACGATGCGGTCTGCAGCTAGAACGGGTAGTAGGGTACCAGCCCCTGGGAGTTTCTGGGGCCCAAACCACTTCTCTCTTCTAGACTAACCAGTAGTCTAGGAATGACTCACCCGGTACGTAATCCGGGTCGGGAACTAGAGATGTGGGTTCGGGTGGAGGTCCTATTGACGGGTTTAACCCCCCATCAACAGGCTCCTCGGCCTTACCAAGTAATCGATCCCACAGTAGCTTGCGTGGATTTCTATCGAACGCCGAGGAGAGATCCCAGGCAATCGACAGCTCACGCAGCTTCGGTGCGGAAAGTTCATACTTACGTACGGCAGCCCGCAGAGAACGTACCCAATGTTTCCCCTTTGGCCCCTGGTTGAAGAATGGGATGTTGGGTATAGTTATACCCAGATAACCGGCGATGAAGGAGTGTAACTCTTTCATCGGTCCGAAGCAAGCTTCTTCCTGGACTCTAACAACATCCCGCATAGACCACATCTTGGGAGAATCGACCACTTTCTGAGTCTCATGGAGATTCAGTCGGTAATCGAAACTCTTAGAAAGGTCCGCGCGAGGAATGAAATTACAGTCAGTGTGGAACTCTTTCCATATATTGAGAACCTTCCCCAGGGGGGGGACGGTTTCAGTAATGGAGACAGAGCCATCAGGTTGAACCTTGACTTCGGGACCATCCTGAAGAAATGCGAGTTTGTCTGATAACTGCGAAACGAGTTGGCGCTGCCTGATATTAGTGTCATTGATACAAAATTGAAGGTAGTCCCAATGAGTGGGCGTTAAAGGACAAGCAACATCAGCCAGCGTCCAGTACTCTGACGGTCCAACGTGCTCCCCCCGAATGTGGGGATCAGGGAGGAGACCTCGGATAACTTGACGCTCAACGTGTGTACCCATGTGGTCGCATATGGTTTCATACTCGGCAGGAAACGTAGTAACGTTAGCTACGGTATCCTCCTCGAGCAGAGGAATCCACTTATGACGATATGTTCTAAGGTAATACTCAGCCCAGCTGGTAGGTGGCTCACCGGTGATGGCTTGCGCCTTCATCGCTGATGCAACCCGTTCAGCTGGAAACTCAGGTTCCCCGAACAGTTCGTTCATAAAGTCTTCAGAAAGCCGGTCGTCCATCTCTTTCCCTAGAGTCGCAATCATGTGCTTAGTGAGCTGCGTATTGAGTTCCTTCACTCGTGACTTATCAAGGAGAAGATGTTTAATGATCAACTTTTGCTCCTCCGGGAGCACTAGCATTATCCATTTCAGAATCCGAGATATATCGAATTCCTCCATGTCCTCATTGGACAGAAAGGGATTCTGTAGACAATAAGTTACTAGTGAAAGGAGCGTTGATTTACGTAAGCCACTGAGCTCAGGCAGCAGAGAAGTCCACTGCGTCGCAGTGAGCACACGTCGTAAGACGGTGCTCGGCGTCTGCGAAGCCCCAATCCTAGAGACAATCCTTTTGGCGAATTCCCGCCTAGTCGCCCAAGAGGAAGAAGCAAGCTCCTCCCTTAAGGACAACGGCGATAGGTCACCAAGCGGATGGAACCTTCGGTTCGCGAACTCGAAGCAGTTGAGTAAACTGTGTAGAGATTTCGCAATCCCGATGGTTATTTGGAATGCAGAACATACTTCCACATACGCAGCAGCAACCGCGCTGTTAGAAGCGATGTCCACATCGTCTCCTAGGATCAGATAATCCTTGAACCACGTCTGTCGGCCGGTACCCACCCAGTGTGAGTACTGAACCAGACTATGATGCACAAGAGCCATTGAGGCCCACGAAGACAGCGCACCCATTGGCTGTCCGGTAGTATACCGAACCACCTCTGGCGTGATATCGTCGCAGCTGGTGCTCTTACGATCGACGGGGAGGAAGAAGTCTCGTTCTGTTAATATTCGGGCCCACAGCTCTGTCCTAGCTCTACCCTGCTCGTATGTCTCTCCCTCCGAAATTAAAAACGGAGCGAGGGCCTCTTTATAGAGTGCGAGTGGGATCAGATCTGTGGCAGATTTAAGATCATACGACCAATGAGGTTTTAACCCACGGTCGCGATACGCTTTGACCACTCCATCCTGATCGAAGGTAGCGTCATTATAACGCAAGCCCCTCAAGAGATCGAATAGTCGAGCGTGTACGGGTCTTAAAGCAGCTTGGGTCCAGTAGTCACAGATTGCAACGACACGGACCTTCCCCGCTGGCTCCGGAATAGCATGGAGCCTACCGAGTATCGGAACTGACCCGTTTGCAAGAAACTCTTTTGACGGTCGGTTCGCCATCAACCATTGATTCATCGTATTAAAGGGCACGTTCCTGGCGGCCTTCGAGGCCATGACCCCATTATCCAGGCGTGCAAACTCTTTAGCGTGTGAATCCATGAGTGTGGACATAACCTGATCACCATGGAGTTTGAACCAGTCTCTGACTAGGTTCTTGGGCTCGTTAGCCCATGCAGCGGCATCATATCCTAACCCGGTAGAGGAGCATCCTACATTCGGACCAGCCGAAGTAAGAAGCATCCCTTTAGAAGAGAAGTACTCAAACGGAGCGGTGACGCCCGTTTGCTCTCTAACCAGGTGTGGGAAAATATTCCTACAGAAATCCTGGTATCTCTTGAAATGGTCGTTATCCCGCAAGTTGGGGTGGGGATTACTAATTGTTTTCGTTGCCATAGCTGGATGCGGAGCATCCATGGCTCGGTATATGTTAAGTACTGACGCCAGCAGCCGAATTATCGGCACGTTATTGGAACGGACTGCATGACGTAGTTCTTTACCCCAACATGTAGGTAACCCATTTGAGAGACGCACCCCCCATCCTAGGGGGTAAGTACTTTCTAAAGGTGTTCCAGCGAGAAACGAATAGAGCGCAAAGAGGCTGACCTTCAGGTGAAGGACTGCCGCATTGACCCCATTCTGCTCAATGAGTTTCTTGAGGGTCGTAGTCAGGGGAAGTAAAAGAGAGGGAACCATCCCAGGTGTTTTCACCTCAGTATAATGCGCGAGCTCCCTAGCCCACGCAAATACTGTCTTCGACACTGTACTAGATGTCTCAGAGACCAGGGTAGAGTGCTTCACTTTGGGAACATTCTGTCTTAACGAATTTCGGAAGGACAGGAAGGTTTTCCAAGAAGCTCTTGAGCTTCTGGTCCACCTCGTTGAGAATCCTAAAGAAAGAGGGGGGGTATTTTTTGAAGAGGAATCAACAGGAGGGAGAGGACTAGATCCGGGCCGCGCGACTAGAAGGATCGGTAAATCATTTGACGCTGCCACCTTGGCCTGGGCCAGGTACTCAGCTTGTGTCAAGTAGAGTAGACCATTCGGATTGAATGGGTCGACGACCACATATGGTCGGGAACTCTGATGATCCCAATCTACCAATACTTGCCAATGAGCTATGGATCGAACCACAGGTTTCATTTCAAGAATGGCGCTTCTAGTGATCTCCGTACCTGCAATCAGGTATCTCTCCTCCTGGAGATGAGACAGTGAAGTATGAAAGGAACGGGGGTGCTCAAAGAAAACAGGCGATATTTTAGGTTTGAAAGTGAGTAAAATCATGAGTAAAATTTAGAATGTCGCATTGTAGGAGCACTGCTAACCTTTGCTTTCCCCCAGATGGGGAGCCAGGTTGTGAATAACCAGCAACGGTTTGCCACAATTTCACTCCCGTCCGGGCCAGATCCCAAGGGGACCTATCGGCCCAGAAGGAAGATTCCTTCTGACACCCCTTCTCACACGTGGTAATTTAATACCAACTATACATTCAGTTTCACCATTTGCCTCACGGCACCCTCTCGGGTGTTAGTGGGCTGCGGCGTCCATCCCTATTGCGCTTGCGCAGGATGGGCCTTCGGTCCCTTAAGGATGTATGGCGTGTCTCCTTAAGACGAGTCGCTTGTCCTCGCCCTCACACGAGGGTCCCTTATTCTTTCGACCGTGCCCCTCCCCAATGGTGGTCTCACGACCACTAGGGGGGGTCTATGTCTAGAAGACCGGGCAAGTCAACTAGTAAGCATTTTGCGATAGTTACCTAGGCGCCCCCAAGCTACATAGACGGTGAAGACTGTTTGTGTAGTACGGTGGGAAAAGGGGATTCACCCATAGGATACGTCTCATGGGGAAGACGGGCT